GCGGCCTATATAGGGGAGCAGAATTTCACGTACAAGCAGGAAGTTAATAAGCGGCAGTACTTGTTCCGCGATGAGGCGAGACGTGACGAGGAGAAGCGGAACGAACAAGACGCACCCAGGCGATACACCATAGACAGGAAAGGAAGGATAAGCAGGGCAACCCTTTTCCCCGACGGGTCTATAATGCATTGGTATTGGAGCGCTGACGGTTGGCTATTTGATAGGTGGGAAGGCCATAAAGTTACTAAATGATAGTGCCTCTTACGAATAGCATATACTTTTAAAAAATGATAGCAAAAGGGCGGTTTCGGCTTACAAATAGTCAGAAACCGCCCTTTGTAATTATTTTTTATGAAAACTCAATTCTTAAAAAGTGTTTAGACTGTTAATTGAAAATTCCTTACCTGAAAGATGCCTTGTGCTAACCTGCTGATAATCAAGTATGGCTGGTAAAATAAATAGGCGTGTCTCACCCATCTGTCTCACTTAAAGTGCTGATACACAATATCGTTAACAGTTACTGTGCCAGGAAAAATGTAGGGTGGCACAGCAAGTGGCACAGATAACTCACTGACCTATATATAGTTATCTACACTGTGCCACTAAATAGTATAAAATAGGTATAACACTTTATTTAGAAAAATATATGGTAATTGCAATGTAGAGATAGCACTAATATATACTTTTTATAAAACAAGTGTTAGAAAAGTGCTTTTTGCCTGGCACAGTGGCACAGTCGCTCTAACGGTCTGATACATAGCGCTTTATCCGTGCCACCCGAGGTGTGCCACTAAAAACGTGCCTGGCACAGTAGGCAAAAACGCTTGTAACTCATTGTGGGACAGTGCGTTATTTGTGCCACACCCCAACTTTGTAAAATGTTTTTGATTTTCACGACTGATTGCCGGTTGGTTTGTGGCGAGAAGTTATGTACTTTTGCCCCCACACTCTTAAGGGAGTAATAGACCGCGCGCACAAGGATATTATCCAATATCCCAGGCACGCACAAAACCAATTAACAATTATGGCAGGAAGAACAAAGAAAGAAGCCGCCCCCGATACTAAAAAGGAAATCAAGAAAGGGCAGGCAACCGGGATACCCCCGAAACCAAAGGACGAGTTAAAAGCATGCTCACAACTTTATGAGGTCGTGCAGACACGAGGTGTTAAGGGCGCTACACTTAGCAGCATCGACGAGTGTATTAATTATGTAGCGGAGTACATGAACTTTTGCGAGAAGAACCCCTACATTCAATACGAAATATTGAAAGGCGGTGCGGCAGCAGGGCAGAAGGTACCCGTTGAGAAGAAACGCGCGCCCTCCGTTGGCGGCTTCTGCCTTTTCATAGGATGGTCTATAAAAGACTTTAATAAGAATATGAAGAAGCTGGAAAAGGCTTCCGAGACGAACCCCGATGCCGAGAACCTTCTATTAGGTTACACTCTGATAAGGGAGCTTATCACAACCGAGATGGACGAGGCAGCCCTTGCAGGGATGGTGGATGCTAACTACATGGCGAAGCTACGAGGGTTGCGAGATCTTAAGGACGTTACGAGTAATGGTAAGGAGGCATGCACAAAGGCTATGCAAGTTAATGTGCTTTCCGAGGACGCCGTCAAGAACCTACAAAAGTTAGGGGGTATCTGATGAATGTAACATACACATTTGAAAAGCTATTGGCGGCTTTCGTCGATCCCCGGATACGCGGTGTCGCATCAAAAGGCGGCACGCGTTCCGGCAAGACGTGGGCAACGTTGCAGATGTTGCACCTCCTTTGTTCCAACTCCGAAAAGCCTCTTATTGTTTCGTGCGTTGCCGCTACGCTTCCTATGGTGAAACGAGGCATGCAGCGAGACTTCATACAGATGCTGGCATCCGAGGGCGTATGGGATGAGAATTCGTTCAACAAGACCGAGGGATGTTACACGTACCCCAACGGCTGTATGATAGAATTCTTTGGCGTTGATAACGCTTCAAAGGTGCACGGCCCCGCACGTGATATTCTGTTCGTCAACGAGGCCCAAGGCATACCCCGGGAAATCTTTAGACAGCTTGATATCCGTACACGTAAAAAGGTTATTATCGACTTTAACCCGGTACGTAAGTTCTGGGGTGAAACCGAGTTCGTAGGCGAAAGGTACGTAACCATCCATTCAACGTACAAGGATAACCCGTATCTAACCAAGGAGCAGGTAGGCGCAATCGAGAAGAACAAGAACGATGCCAATTGGTGGCGAGTGTATGGTGAGGGCTTGACTGGTGGTGTAGAGGGTAACGTTTACCCCCAATATGAAGTTATCGACGAATTACCCGAAACGTTCACCGGGCGATGTATCGGGCTTGACTTTGGGTTTGTTAACGACCCTACAGCCATTGTTGATATACGCTTTGAGGGCTGGGACTTGTACATAGACCTTCTTTGTTACGAAACGGGCCTACTTAACAGCGCGATAGCCGACTACTTAACGAGCCAGGGGCTTAACCGCGTCGTTACCGTGTGCGACAGTGCGGAGCAAAAGAGTATTGTGGAGCTACAGCAAAGACATATCAAAGCGATACCGTGTGTCAAGGGCCGTGGTTCAATCTCGGCTGGTATCGCGCAGGTCTCCCAATTCAAACTGCACGTAACGAAACGCAGCGTTAAGATGCTGGACGAACTGGATAACTACAAATGGATAAAAGACGAGGCAACCGATACGTACACCAACGAACCTATAGATGCCTGGAACCACTCACTCGACGCTCTGCGTTATGGTGTAGATTACCTAATACGTAAATACCGCCCTAAATAGCATTTGCTTTCCCTCTACGGGCTTTTCTTCCCCAATAGTGGGTAACTACTAACCGCGACAAAGAAAGTCGCTTAAAACGCTTTAAAATGAAGAATTTACTTTTTAGACTATATTTCAAAATTGCTAATATCCGTAACCGAGCAGTTATGCTCCGTATCGCGAACACGCCAGCAGACGGCACGGTACGTATGACACGGGACGAGGAACGCTTGCTCAAAGACCTCATCAAATACCTTAAGCCCTCCCAGGTTGCAACCCGTAACGGCAAAGCAGTGTATCGCCTTAAGGACATTGAGGAAATCGGTTTATGGGCTATCCTTGAAACGCGAAGAGCCGAGGACGCAATAGAACGTATCAAGGCATGGACCGATGATAACTACGAACCCGTTACCGTCGTCGATGCCGTGAAACTTGACAAGTTCATAGTTAAACAGTTGGAAATAGCAGACGGTCTCGAGCAGGTGATTTTTCAAAACATGCACGGCAAAGGCGGTGAAAGCGCGTTGACTGGGGATGAGAATATCAAGCAGGCAAAAAACCTTCTCGGACTTGTGCAGGTAACGGCCGAGCTTTTCCACTGTAGCTTTGACGAGGCGAAGCAAATTAACTACTCGGATGCCATGCTGGCAATCGCCAAACGTAACGACGAGATAGAGAAAGAGAAACGTGAATTAAAGAAACAACAATCTAAAAACCATTAACATATGACCTTTGAAACAATTTACAACACAGCGAATACACGGGCGGCAACTTTAGGACTGCCTCTCATATTCGGAGATACAGCCGTACAGAATGTGGCGGCTAACAGTCTGTCTGTAGACTTCTTCACCCTGGACATAACCACGGGCTTTTATAACGACGTAAACGTACCACGCAGTAACGGTTACACTATCGTAATACGTTGTATGGGTACGTCCGAGTATATGCGCGACGATGCCGTAGAGATTGCGACGCTGATACGCACCGACCAACTTTTGCAGGATATGTTAGCAGCCTTTGTGTGCGGCTACGAAATCGGTTCTATTCGCTTGTCAAAGGTGCAAAACCAGTATGATAGCATTAAATCGGGATGGGAGGCCGTTTTGGATGTGTACAAATTCGGGTAACAGACTTAGCGCTGTTTGTTTCGTAGTGGTATACTAAGTACTTTTGTGCGTCGTTAACTAATGAAAGATACAAGAAATTATGAAGATTATCAGAAACAAGTTTATCCCCTTCAAGGGCTTCAAAGCGATTAACCTCTTTGGCGTGTTGTTCGTTCGCGGCAATGCCTATATAGGTGAAAAGACAATAAGACACGAAAGCATTCACACCAAACAGATGCGTGAAATGCTTTATGTGCCTTTTTACGTTTGGTACGGTATCGAATGGGTGATACGTTACTTTGCATGGAGCTTTGAGAAAAAGCCATGCGACCCTAACGATAAGCCATATGATAGAATGGGCTTTGAGAAAGAGGCGTACGCCAATGACCACGATACCGAATACCTAAAAAACCGTAAGCCGTACGCCTGGTTTAAATACCTGTAAGCATGGAAAGCGATGTGGTACAAGCGGTTAAAAAGATTCGGGACGATATTGTAGCCAACTACTACGCTATGAAGCTGAACGCCTCGGGGAATTTCGATAAGCAAACACAAGTCGAGGAATACCCCGGTGGCGTTCGTATCGTAGCCCCGGCATACATCTATCAGATGGAGTGCGGACGTAGACCCGGCACGATGCCGCCAATCTCTGCCATCAGGCAATGGATAAAAGATAAGAACGCGAACGCAGGCACGGACATACCCGAAGAAGCGGCATACGCGATTGCCTATGTGATTAAAAGGGACGGTATCAAAGTACCTAACGAATACAACGCGGGCGGTGTAGCAAGTAAGATATTAACCCCCGAACTTATCAAGCGCGTAACGGTAGAAGTTAACCGTATTATCAGCGCGAAGATATTAACAATTTTAAAGAAATAGCACAATGATAGTACGAGACTTAATACGGAACGTTTCGACAACGGCCGCTGGGATTATTGACATAGGAAGCATATCGCCGGGCATATACCGCCCCATACGGTTTGAGGGGGTGAGCACGGTTACTTCCATCTTTTTACGGTATTCCCGTAACGGGGCAGGCATGGCAGACGCAAATATGGTACCATACGAAAACTCCATAGTTGACCTTAGTACGTTGGCGGCTCTCTATCCGTCGGTGACAGAAGCAACCATGAACGTGACCGCGGGTGGGGGTTTCGCGGATGTGGTGGCGGTTAACTACGTGGAAGGGGGTAAGAGTAAAGCATTAAGTATTCGGGTTATTAATGCGGCCGCCCCAGGTGCGAAGTTCACCAACCAAACATATTCGGGCGGTCTATCCGATTACGCAAACGGGAATTTTAACGGTTTGGACTTTATAATGAGTAAAACATCTCCCTTGACGGGAATCCCGTTTTCCAATAAAATTATATACGGCCAGACGAGTGTTAACGATATTTTGCGAGCGCGCCCCATAGGAGGTGGCAACGAGGGCACCGCGGAAAACGGTGCTGTGTGGACTACAGCTTTGCCGGGGACAGGAAACCGGGAGCTCATAGGTAGTAGCGGTTCTACATGGGGATATATGCGATACGAACGTAAATACCCGTATTGCTCCGACCCTAATAAACGCGTTACACTCCGTTGGCTTAACACATACGGTCTTTTTGATTCAATGTATTTCGACCAATACCGTATCGTGCCAACCTACTTAGTTAACTATTCGGGGGGTAATCGCATATTGTCGTATGAGGTCACAGTAGGCACGACGGTAACGGCTGATAACGAAAAGGCGCTTTTGCAGTTGTCACGTACAACGGATGTTGCGGGGGTGTTCCCGATTGATACCAAACAGTGGGCGCGCGTTACGATTATGAACCCTACAGCGTTCAACGCACAAGGCGGTACACTTGGCAGGGTGGTAAACTTTAAATGCAAATTTGAAATCTTAGAACCTTAGAATAATGGAAGTACAGATAAGAATAAACGGTGTGTTGTTGGACGGTGTGGCGCCCGGTGCGGTAAAACTCACCATCAGCAACCCCGACCCAATTAAATTCTCCGAACGAACGGCTAGCTATTCGGGGTCTATTACCGTGCCCCGTTCACAAGTTAATGACCGGGTGCTAAAGTCCGAACGCTTCCCCGGTTACTACACGCGGAATTCCCCGTATGTAGCCGAGATTTCGTTTTCGGGGCTTGCCGTTCCGTTCGGTGGCGGCTTGTTCCGTGCTCGTGTGTCGGCTACCCCCGACAACTATACGATTGAACTAATTGAGACCGTATCGAAGCTTTCGACCCTCCGCGCCCCGGTAGTTAATATACCTACCTTTGAAACTCCAGCGTACCAGTATTCGACGTATAAAGATAGTCTTAATTACGCGTACCCTACCCCGGTAGTTATGCCGAATCTTTATGCGGCTAATGGGGCAACGCCCATACAACTTGCATACGTTGAAAACCGTGTAACTAAAACAGCAGGTGATTACCAGGATGCGGAAAGTCAGTTGGTGTTTAAGGGCGCACACGACGGTCTTAGGGGTTCGGTGTATGCCGCCAATTACATGATAGCCGAGAATAACGACGTGGCTACGTGCTTCATGTATATGGTAGGCTCTACGTTCAACCTTGAATTCACCCCCGATTCGTTCGTTATCCTACCGCCTTCCGCCCCCGCGACCGTTTACCTACGTAGTAATGGGGGTACGTTTGCTTTGCCTTTCGCGCGCGGAACGGTACGCCCGGATGGTAATTACCCGTACTACCCGGTAAGCCCTGACCGTACGTCGTGTATAATAACACCGAGACCAGCGCGAGACTTGAACTTTGGCTTTACGACCTCCGCGGCTTCTATGGTTTACTCTGGTGCGCCTATCACATCCGTACCGACAACCGAAGCGTATTTTATTTCGTTCCGTATCAAGACCGTGGGTTCTCCCTTGTATGCGTGGGACTTGGTTGCTACTATGGGGCTGAATACCCCTTTCGATATTGTGCAGGCGTTCTGCAAAGCGTTTTGTTGGACTTATGAATTTCAGTCTCAGCCGTTTTTGCTAACTCTAAAGCCGTTCATAAACCCGTCGACCTCTTCGACGTATCGGCAAAACTGGACGGGAAAGATAGACACGAGTACGGTTAAGGTGTCCGAAGCAGAAGGGGTGGCACGAACATACGCAGTAAAGATAGGCGAATTAACGCAAACCGTGGGTGGCTATGGCGGTGCAATAGCCACACAGGAGACAGCAGGAGAGAGTAATTTCCCGGTCAACCCTGGGGGGTCTAAACCGTACGCCTCCATGATACGGGCGAGCGGTGCGAGCTGGATACTTGATAACTACTTCAACCGAGCCAGTGGATACCGTGCTACGATAGTCGGGCATTACAACCGTTTTTCCCCCGGCTGGCAAGTAACGGCAAAGATGAGATTAACGTATTTTGACATCAAGAATATGAAGTCAGATGCGTTGTATTACATCGACGAGTTGGGGGCTTGGTTCTATCTTAGAACTATCAGCAACTGGGATGCATCAACGGGCACGGCTAACGTTACATTAATAGCCGTTAACAATTAAAAACAAAACATTATGGCCGAACAAGTTACATTATTAGACCTCTCTTTCGATACCTCCGAAGCACTTGACGGGCTGGACGCGTTAATTGCAAAGTCGCTTGAACTGGCAGAGACAAAGAAGTCTTTGCAAAACGCGTTGAAAGACGAAAAGAAGCAATTAGACGAGGCGGGAAAGGCTTTCAAGTCCGGCAGCTTGTCGCAGGACGAATATAAGAAAGTCGTTTCCGAAGCGACGAAAACCCAGGTAGAACTAACGAAACAGTTAACAGATACCAATAAGTCCATTTCTGACAATAACTCGGCTATCAAGGTAAGCACTACGCTGTTAAAAAGCCAGGAAGACAGCGTAGACGCTTTACGCGCACAGTTGGCGAAGAACACAAAGGAACTGAACGCTATGAGCGCGGCAACCCGTAACAATACGGACGAGGGCAAAGCGCTTGTTACCGAGACCAAAGAGATTTCCGACAAACTTAAGGAGATGGAAAAGGCCGTAGGCGATAACCGCAGGAATGTGGGTAACTACGCGGAAAGCATACAAGAAGCGTTAAGCAATACAGAGGGACTTTCGGGCGCTACTGGTTCGCTGGTGTCCTCTCTGAATATCGGAACACAAGGTTTCAAGGCGTTTAACGCAATAATCAAGGCCAACCCGTTGTTAGCTATCATATCGCTTGTATTGCTTCTCGCCTCTACTATCGAAAAGCTTGTAAAACGTAACAGTGAGGCGGCCGCAGCACTTAAGGCAGCGTTCGCACCGTTTGAGGTTATCTTCTCACGAATACTTGACGGGGTAACCAATATGCTGACGGGCATAGCAGAGGCGTTCACACAGGTAAGCGACAAGGTTGTAGCGCTTCTTTCATCTCTGGGGCTGTTAACCGAGGAGACGACGAAGGCTGCAAACGCAGCTAAAGCGTTATCCCAGCAGGAATTAGCGATATATGAGGCGGAAACAAAGAACCTTGTTACCGTTAGCGCGATGCGCAGGGAGCTGGAAGCACAAAAGACGATTGTAGGAGACCAGCTAAAGAGCATGAACGAACGGAACGCAGCCGCGCAAAAGGGTATCGCCATCCTTAAGCAGATGGAGGCAGCCGAGGTTGGTGTATTGAAACAAAAATATGAGCAGATAAAAGCGCAAAACGAACTGGGGTACACCTCCAAAGAAGACAGACGCGCAGAAATGCAAGCCCTTGCAGACCTTCAAAGCAAGCAAGCTGAATATATCTCACAGCGTAAAGAGCTGGAGAACCAAGCAAGCGGACTGATAGCCCAACAGAACGCAGCGAACGCAGCAGCGTTTAAAGCCAGCGAGGAGAGGAAAGCGGCCGCGGCTATAAGGGCAGCCCAGGACGCAGAGAAGGCAAAACGAGAATTGCAGGAGCAGACTATCAGACAATTCGAGGAAGCCCGTACCAAGTTAGACCTATCCTTGCAGGAGAAGGAAATAGCTAATGACAGTATAGCGTTAAAACTTGAAAACGAAAAGGCATACGTGGAGGAGAGTTTAAAGCTTGAACGTTACAGACTGGAGCAGGGTTTAATATCGCAACAGGAGTTTGCGAACCGGGAACAAGCGTTCCAGTTAGGTGTGCTCCAGTTGGAACAACAGATGCGCGAAGAACAAGACCGTGCCGAGAAAGAGAGGAAAGCGCTTGACGAGGCGAACCTACGCGAATTGCAGATGGCCAACATAACGAACGAATACGAGTTAAGGCAAGCCACATTAGATGCCCAATACGCCCAGGAGATAGCAGCGGCCGAGAAGATAGGAGCGGACACGGCTCTGATTCAATCGAAGTACGAGAAGGCTAAGGAGGATAACACGAGGGCACGCGTTAACGCTGAATTGACTATGACAGCCGGGCTGGCAGGTCAGATGTCTACTTTACTGGGCGAAGAGAGCGCAATCGGTAAGGCGTTCGGTGTGGTTCAAGCAACCATTAACACGTATATCGGAGCTACTAAAGCCCTGGCACAAGGTGGTATCCTTGGTATCGCACAAGCCGCGATAGTAATTGCTTTCGGTATGAAACAAGTTGCGAGCATCGCCAAACAGAAAGAACCCGAAACAAAGGTAAGCAGCGTTAAGAAGTATGCGAAGGGCGGTCAGATATTCGGCAAGTCGCACGCACAAGGCGGTGTAACATTCCGGGGCGACAACGGGCAGGTGTTCGAGGCCGAAGGAGGTGAAAACGTTTATATCATGAAGAAGTCAGCCAGTGCAGAGATTAACGCTTTGTCAGCTATTAACGAGGCACACGGGGGTAACTCTTTCGGCACATCCGGGCTTTACAAGTTTGCCGATGGTGGTATGGCTGCGAGCATCTCCGAAGCAAACCGAATGGTTAGGCAGTCCGATAACGTGCGCCTATCAAGCGAAAGCATTAACCAACTGGCAGGGGTTGTTATCGACGCGGTTATGAGCATGCCTAACCCAGTTGTATCGGTGCAGGACATCAACGCAGGACAAAATGACGTGTCGGTAGTCAAGGGCTTCGCAACTTTCTAATATTAATCAACTCGTGCAGAGGTGGTGCATACGACAAAAGGCGCTATCTTTGCACGTGTTACAGCAAAAAACAATTTTATGAAATTCAAAAAACTTAGAATTATTCAAGCCGGGTTAACTACCAACTTTGGGACGTACGAAGGTGAGGAATACCCCCTTTCGATTACGGACGCGGCAGTTAAAAGCGTTGTAACGCTCGGAAACCTTAAGCCCGTCCATTGCAGGCGCACCCACAACGGTAGTGATATGTTGGACGGGTATTTAGGCAAGTTTACGAACTTCGTTTACGAGAATGGCGTGGCTTTTGCCGATTTCGAGATGTCCGAAGCACTTGAGGCAGCCTACCCCAATGAAGCGAAGTTTATTACAACCATGATAGAAAAAGAACCCGAAATGTTGGGTGTTTCTGTAGTTGGTTGCAATTCGTTAGAATTGAATGACGGTATTCTTGACGTTACCGAGTTTGTGGAATTGTATTCATGTGATTTAGTGGGGCTCCCAGCCGCCACGGAAAGCCTTTTTAATAACAATAAAACAGAGAAAAAAATGAACAAATTTTTCAGCTCGTTTGCAAATCTATTCCAAAAGACGCAGTTTGCAACGGAAACAGTAGAAACCGTGGACGGTAGTAGCATTACTATCGAGGCGGCTGGTGAGGTGATGGCTATTGGTGATAAGGTCTTTGATAGCGAAGGCAACGTTCACCCGGATGGTGAAGTACAAATTCAAGTCGAAGAAGGTATTTTGGTTATCACGATTGAGGGCGGTGTAATTACCGAGGTGAAGCCCTACGAGGAGGAAGAACTCGAAACGGCGGGCGTACCCGAAGAATTCGTAAACCGCATTGTAGCGCTTGAAACGTCTATCGCAACGCTTACAGCGTCGGTGGCAGCAATGACCGCACAGTTTAGCCGTGTAACAGCGAAACCCGGTGTCCCCCCGGTAAACATCCCGAAGGGCAAGAAGAAAGAAACAGCCCTTAGCCGAGAAGCGGTAGCCGAAGCGGCAAAGAGATTTTACAAAAAATGACAAATCAAAAATTAAGAAATTATGGCATTTACATTTACAGACCTTAACAATCTGAATATTAACAGCTTAAGCGAAGTTATCTCTTTGACCGTCGGTTTGGCGGGTGAGATTTCTAATGGTATTACCGTGCTTAACGGTATCGCTAACAACGCGCCCGTTGTTTCCCTTACAGCAGCCGATAAAGCGTTGCGTAAATCAGCAGGATGCGGTGGCGAATACTTCTATGAAAGCATAACCGACAAGGTTAAGTATTACACACACGCACCTATCGAACTGCCTATCAAAATATGTTTGCAGACTTTGTGGGGCAAAATGGTGGCACGCGGTATTAACCTTGAGGACGATTTTTCTGCAACCGATTTGGCAGGATTCATCCAGTCCGAAGTATTGAAAGTATTGGAAGCTGACTTGCTGCGTCTCGCTTGGTTGGATGGAGACGTTAAGGTAGAGGCTACGGGCTACGGTATCTTTGCACGTGGTGGTATCATCAAGCAGTTTAAGGATAGCGGAGAGACCGAAAACGTTCTGACACTTGACACAGCAGGCGTTCTCGCTGCACTTCGTGGAGCTATCGACGCACAACGCCCCGATACGCTTGATACCTCGGAATTCTTCGTAACGTCTAACGTCATGCGTCTTTATAAGAACCTTTTGCAGGATAGAGATAATAGCGCTGCACAGTCTGATATCGTAGACGGCCGCCCGGTTTACTTCTTCGAGGGGTACAAGATTAACGAACTTCGCCACGTGTCTAATGCTGCCTTGGTTGACGGTAATACTGATGCTTTCGTAGTATTCACGCCGAAGGACAACATTCAGATTGCGTTGGAAGGTAGCTCTACTAACATTGCTCCTTTCATCCAGGACGCAAAGAGCCGTAACTACTACTCACAGACTTTGTTCGCGGCTGATGCCATGCTGGTAGCGCCCGAGAAGATGCAGATGTGGTTGCACGCGTCTGCGTAATGAAAATTAGTATTAACAATAAGAGGGGTTGGGATATTAACCCAGCCCCTTTTTCATTCTATATAATATGAGAAAATCATGTTTAAATAGGCTAACGGGCAACATTACGCAGCCGTGTGTTGTAAACCCCATAGGAGTCAAAAGGTTGTATCTTATGCACCCGGAAGATGTAACACTGACAACGGATGCTAATGCATTGTCCGTGTCTACGGCTTCATTTACTACAGGCGCGGTTGTTAGTTTCGTCGAAGGTTACAAACAGAATATACAGATAACTGGGGCTATACGCTCTACGGATGTTTCCGCAAAAATGGACTGGACGATTACTTTCAAGTCGAGTAAAAACCTACCGGGAACGGCCCAAAGGCTGCGTACCTTACTTACCAGGCGGTTCTACGTAATGGCAGAACTTAATGACGGAGTTACTAACTTCTTTGGATTTACCTCTCCTTTGGAGTGTACGGGCGTGGATTGGGACAGCAACGCTGGGGCTGGACTTATAACGGTTACGATGGCAGCGCCCGAAGGTGCGGCCGGGAATTATTTAATGGGCGTCGCACCCGAGGCAGTTACTTCAATCAAATCAAAAGTAGGAGTTTAAAGATATGGCATGTATTACAAAATTAACGGAAGCAATCGCTTATGATTGCGATTCGGGAGCAGTGGGGTTCTTAGATGCCCTAATAATAAATAAGAGCGACATAGCAAGCTTTACAGTGGTAAGCGGAGGAGTGACAGCCCTTACCCTTGCGTCTGGGACGAAAGCCTACAAGATTGACACGGTTAAGCGCTCTTTGGTCGTGTCCGAGAGCATAAAGATTAACGAAGGCGCACCGAATGCCATGTCGCACCAGGCTACTATCGTGTACACAGGAAACAAGCACACCGGACCCACGTCTCGTTTTATAGATGCGGTTACCAATGGCAGCTTCGTTATTATTACAAATCCTATTGTCTATTCGCGTGGTTCTTATGCACCATCCGTATTCGGTCTTTATTACGGGCTGTCCACTACGTCTATAGAGCGAAGCAGCCATGATAACGGAAGCTGGGCTACAGTAACAATGGCAACCCCAGAAAATGTAATAGGGGAAGATAGTTTGACAATGGCTCAAACAGTGTATGATACCTTATATGAGGCAGCAGGATAGTAATTAACTAAAAAAGAAAGGAAAAAATAATATGGCATGTATAGGAAAAATATCCGCTACTTTGGCTATGCCTTGCGGCGTTGCGAGTGGTGCTCTTCCGGTAGGGGCAAAGCTTCTCAACGCTTCGGACATCGCGAGTTTTACCGTATCGGAGAATAGCAATGCGACAATAACGCGCGTAGCTTCGGCAGTAGCCTACAACATTACCGTTATCAACAACTCTATGCAGTTGACGGTAGGTATGAAGTCGCAGGATATAACACCGGGTGCATACGATGTAACGGTGGTTTTTAAAGACTTCCTGATATCAAACGTGGTGCACTCGGGAGGCGCTCCTTGGGGGGCGGTTAACGACAAGCAGCGCGCTGAATTGGTTATAGCGGTTGAATTTCAAAGTGGGAAGTGCTCTGTGTTTGGGCTGGGCGCTCCGCTGGTCTGCTTGGAAACAAGCTACGATTCGACTGGGGACGGTTTTACAACGTTCACATACGGTGTTGAAGATTGGCAGACTGGGACAACAGCTCATTATTTGAGTAAAGCAGATTATGACGCATTGAGTACACCAGCAAAGTAATTAAAGAAAAGAAAAGAAAATGAGCAAAGAATTAACCAACATTACCAGGCAGGGCGAAAGCACTGACCCGGTTGTTACTCAACCGAAGGAAGTAACTTTGCAGGAGAAGTTAGACACGTATTATCGGATGACGGGTCTAAAACTTGACACGAATTGTCACATGGATATGGAATATTTATCTTTGTGGTACGAAACGAAGTATTTGGCGAAGATTGTCTATAAATGGGCTATGAAACCGGGTGCGCGTATCGTGCATTACGTAGATGGTATCGTTTACAAGTCCGCAAATATGACGGACAAAATAGCCGAACGACTTATGAAGGAGAACCCAGCCTACGCAGATTGTTTTGTAGAAATTAATAAAGAATAGCATCATGATTGGTTACAGCCGAATAGCATTATTAGTAGAAAAAGCGCTTAAGCTCTCAGCGAATACGGGCGATAGAGTGATTAACTACGGGGAGGGAAACCTCTATCCGCAGGAAATTGCCGAACTCATATACGCGTCAAAGACAGCGAGCGCGGCCGTCGAAAAAATGACGGAAAATATAATCTGTGAGGGGTTCAAAAACAAGGACTTCGCGGAAATGACGAACGGCAACGGCTGTAACATGAACGATGTGTTAGAAGCTACGGCAAACGACGTTGCACGTTTTAAGGGCTGGGCTTGGATAGTGCAGTATGGTTTAACGCCAGCAGGCTATCAGCCCAAAAACGTGTACAACGTTCCGTTTGAATACGTTCGTGCCGAGATGAATGACGACTATAAGAATGACCCTACGGTAAGGAGCTGGCGAGTGTTCAACAATTGGGAGAAGCAGAGCGTAAAGTCAACAAGTGTTAAAAGTAATTCCGTTGTTTACCCTACGTTCAACCCCGAAAGCTTCGCGGCAGAGGTTGAAGAGTGCGGAGGTATCGAGAACCACAAAGGACAACTTTTATATGTGAACCTTAGCACTACCCGACCTTACCCTATTAGTACGTTCCACGCGGTGCGAAACGAGATGGGCGCGGAGGACAAGAACGGGCGGTACGTTAACCGTACTTTAGGGCGTGGTTTTCACATGTGTAGTATTGTTTCACACGGTGATTTTGAGTCTGAGCAGGCGCAGCAAGAATTCCGCGATACACTTTCCGAAATGATGGGTAGCGAGAACGCAGGTTCAGTGCTAACCGTTCGCGATGAGAACGTAGCCACGGACAAACCGTTCATCAAGGTAGACCAGTTAGGCAGCCCGATAGACAGGGAGTTGTACCGGGCGTATGTTGAACCTCTGCGAAAGGATATCGCCATAGCTGCCTATAACATCCCGTTGCCTCTTATTGATAGTTCGCTGTTGACGTTCTCGAACGCTTCGGGTGAGGTTATGAGGGAGTTGCAACGTATCTACAGAAACAGCCTTGCAAAGGTACGGCAACGTATTTCGCGTGAATTATACCAAGTATTCGGGGTTGACCCGTCGGTTACTGAAATTGAAAATAAATTTGAAACAGAAAATGGCATACCCGATACAGAAATTCCGAACGCTGTTTGAGATAGCGACGGACGTAAAAGATAATAAGATAGAGAAGGCCTTCTTTGAGGCCGACCTATTGGATATACTGCCCCAGGTGGGCGCGATGTACGACGCCATCCCGGACAAGTATATCGCAGACGGTGCGGACTTCGCAGGCGCGGAAACGGTTATAAGCTACTATGCCTTTGCCCGTTACTTGCAGATTGCCGACCAAAACAGTACGACCACCGGGATGAAGATTCAGACGTATGGAGGCTCAATAGTCGTTCCCGATACAAGTAAAGTTAAACGGTTTGAAGCCGAACGGGGCAAAGCCGATTTGTTTTTAGAACCTTTGGTTTGCCGTATGAAAAAAGACGGGTTTATAAGGGTATGTATAGTTCAGAACTCGCGAATAGGTCTTATCAAGTGATAGAAAGTTTAGAAACTTACTTCCGAATGTTTTTCGCTGTTACCGTTCTGACAGTTGTTTCGGATGTGAGGGACCTTATATTTATTGTCGTGATAGTGACCGCCCTAAACTGGTTAGCCGGGTATCTCGCAGACCACCGAAAGGGCAAACCGTATCAGCACAAAAAGACAATGCAGGCCGTTAGGGAGCTATTCTTGACGAACGCTATATTGTTTTTTGTTGCCCTTACTTGTAATATGTTGGAACCCGGTATTGATTATCGGATATTGATTAAGGGTCTCACGGGTATATTCCTTGTTATATATGCGAGGAACATAACCAAGAACCTACGCATTATCCAGCCGTCTAATGAATTTATAAAAGTATTGGATAGTATTGCCAACAGCAAGTATTTCAGCCTTAAAAAGAAGATTAAAGACGGTGAGTATGATTTACCCGTAGAAGAAAGGAAAGAAGATGGCGAACAGCAGTAAACTTGTACCGTTTATCCTTCAGTGGGAAGGCGGTTTCGTTAATGACCCGGACGATTTAGGAGGGGCGACCAACAAGGGAATAACACTGGGTACGTTTACCGAGTACAGACGGAAAAAGGGGTTAAGCGCCCCTACCGTCAAGGACTTGAAAAACATATCGGATGCCGAATGGCGCGACGTATTCAAGTCTCTGTATTGGGATAGGTGGAAAGCTGATGACATTACCAGCCAGCCAGTAGCCAATATTGTAGTAGATTGGGTGTGGGCTTCGGGGGTACACGGCATTAAAAGGCCTCAAAAGCTTTTGGGCGTTGTAGCCGATGGGTTGGTAGGCGCAAAGACCATCGCAGCCGTGAACGCGGCAGACCAGAGAAAGCTGTTTGACGCTATCAAGGCAGACCGGGTAAAGTTTATCGACGAGATTTGCAAGGCGCGCCCGAAAAATGAGAAATACCGCAGGGGATGGATGAACCGTATTAACGCAATCAAATATGAATAGCCTAAAGAAAATCATGATATACGCTTTTGCTATCATGGTTGTGATAGGTGTCATATCCAAGTTGGTAGATACCGTGAAAAAGCAAAAGGCCGAAATCGAACGCCTGGATAGGAATATAGACGCGATGAACGAAACCGAAGTACAATACATATCAAAGTTGGGCGATGCCGCTGTGAAGCGTAAAGCCTTGGAGTTATCCGTGAAGGAGCTAAAGAAACAGAACGCATACCTATATAAAGAGGTGAAGGCGCTCGACGTTCGTTTGAAAGACGCGCTATCAGTTAGCAAGGTAGTAACGAAGACAGTGATTAAGGAGGTTGTGAGAACCGACACGATTAATGGGGCGGCAATAGCCAAATACCGAGACCCATGGAACACGATAAGAGCAGAGCAAAGAGGAGACAGCACGGAGCTTTCGTACCTAGGTAATGACACGATAGTGGGGGTAATCTCGATTAGAAAGAAACGTTTTCTCTTTTTTAGGTGGGGTGTCAAGTCGGTGGACTATGACATCTCGAACAAAAACCCCAAAACAAAAGTGAATATAGACATAGCTGTGAAGTTCAAGTAAAACACAATTTAAGGGTGCATTCTTCGGAATGTGCCCTTTTTGCGTATCTAAACTGTGCCACTGTGCCAGGCACGGTTTTTAGGTGGCACAGTCTTTGTCTCACTTAACTTGCTGTATTATAGTTACTTATAGAGGTGTGCCAGGTGAGACAGTGAAAATGGTATAACACTTTATTTTGGGCATTATTGAAATTTACCCCCTCTACTAATATTTCGTAGATAGATATAATTATATAAATACCAAATAAAGTTATAAGGAATTCACTGCCTCACCTGGCACAATTGGCTTTTTTCGCTGTAACGGCTTGATTTGTAGCACATTAAGTGAGACAGCGCATTTTCGAGAGGTGGCACAGTCCGAAATCTCATTTTTTAAACGGTTGGTTTTCAGCGTTTTAAGTGAGACAGAGCACTTTTATTCTTAAATGATGTTAACGGAATATACAACCTATTGGTAAAAGCCGTATATTTGCAATGTCAAAAGGGAGAAACCCAGGTTTACTCACCTAACGGAAGGTCACCGGGACATTAAAACGGAAATAAACGATTAAAAAGTAGAATTATGAAAACAATTGAAGAACTTAAGAGCAGCATTTGTGATAGAATAAACGAAATCAGAAACTTTAGTAATGACGATTCCAAGTTATTCAATGAAGATGGGAGTTATAATTACGAGGAACTGAACGCTTTTCTTAGTAGAGACAAGAAAAAGAACTATATGAAAGCCGCTTGCATGAGAATGATTAAAAATTACCTTGATAGATTGTATGACGGATGGAAATTTTACGAAAAAGACTATCTGGTTTATGTGAATGACTTTAAAAAATTTGGATGAAAAAATGGGTTTGCGGTGAACCCTTAAAACCGCGATTACCTATCTATCGTAGAACAATTAAAAAGTAAAATAATGAAAGCGATTAACTGTATTTTTAGGGAGACGATTAAAGAAGGTAGGTTCGAGATGAAAAGCCATATCCTTGTATTCTTGGACGATAACGGTACGGAGCAAAGCGCGCCTTTCACACAGGTACGTTTCGACGGGCATTTTGACAGCTACCAGTTCGAGGGGGTATCGTACAACTTCATGCAACCCATGCTGGAAGCAATATATAATAAAAACGCTAATGAATGAACCAGCGTATCGGTAAAAGCGTTATATTTGCATCAACAATTTAAAAAGTAGAATTGTGAAAGAGAAAGAGTTTATCATCGCAGAAGTTAAAAAACATCTATCTGCCTCGATTAAAAGCAGTGGGTACGAGGTTATTGACGCAGTGCAGGAAATGCCGACGTTTGAAGGGTTTATACTCCCTTACTACGTCTCTACAATGGAAGGAACGAAATACCCCGTGAACGTCGAGGAAATGTATATCTACTGTGACGAGTGGGAAGAGTTCTATAACGAGACGGTCGTGCAGGTTGCCGAACGCATATTGCAGGGCGAAAAGTATAAAGACGCATAAATTAATTAGAAACCATATAAAAAAAGAAAATCATGAAAATTACAGCATTATCATTTGAATTTGACGGGAGAAACGAACAAGAAGTTATTAACGTTACTAAGATGCTGAGAGGGCTACCTTCGGGCGCTTCTGACGAAGTTTCAGTAGAAACGCATGTAGTTACACCTAAAAAGGAAGAAAATCCCGTAGCGGTCAGCAAAACAATCTCTACAGCCATGCCTACATTCAGCGATCCAGCACAACCCTTAGCACCCACGCCTATCGAG